GCGAATGTGCGTCTGATCCTTGGAGAATGCGTCGTCCGAGGTGTCGGACGCAAGGAGGCGAAGACCGCCCCAGCGGGCGACAATTACGTCGTCCCAGTTTCCGAACAGCACAGATTTGGTTGAAGCCACCGGACCAGTGGTGGGGGCGGTCATGCTCGTCGTCTGACGGAACTTGTAGCCCAAGATTAACTCGCTGAATCCCTCCGAGGTGTTGACGGAGGTGAGGGGCGTGTGAGGACTCGTCGTATCACCGACCTGCATCTGGCGGATCTCGCTGACCATCAGCGGGTGAATCGCCCAAGCGGGTGAATCGCCCAGCCGCGCTTCCCGGCAGGAGCGTTTGCCCCATCGAGATCGGAAACGAACTCAAGCATGGATGCGATGGTCGGAGGGGCACCGATGCCAGCAGCCACTGGGGTAAGATCCATCATCGCCACACTTGCGATCCCTGCCGTGTTCATAATGCCTGTTGGCTGACCCGCAGCACCGATGCCATCAAGAATCCCGACATCCATCGCAACGCCAAGCTGCGCGGCCAGGTCTTCTTGGATGATCTGATCGGCAGTCGGGGTGCTCGTTTCGAGCAGCAGGTTCGACAAGATCACCCGACCAGCGACGGTCTTGGGCGTCATGTTGATCTGCTCAAACCCCAGGTCACTCGCCGTGATGGCCGAGTTCTCGGACACCCAGTAACCGACCGAGCCTGTAGTCAACCTCGGGATGGTCAACGGGATTCCTGTCGCCATCAAGTCACGGGCACCGAGGTCGTAAGCCACGACTCGCGCACGGAGCAATTCGATAACCTGACTTAGGCTTTCCTCGGGGACGACGTACCCGCCAGCGGGGTCGACTCCCGAACTCATCGCTTTTTCCTTCGTCGCCGCGAAAACCTCCTGCTCATAGGGGGCATCACAGAAATCCTTGCGAGCAATCGCCCGACAAGCTCGCGCAAGACTGAACGCATCGCGCTCGCCGTTCTTGGCGACTTCGATGCCGTGGAGATGAGCCCGGCTCTCTTCAGCCAGGTTCTCCTTCACCTCACCAATCGCTGTTTCGAGAGCCTTGATCTGCGAGCTGAGTTCTTCCCGCTTGACCGACTCGGCCTCGCGCCACTGTTCAATCGTTCCCTCCAGCGCCTTGCCGAGAGAGTCTAGCTGCCGCTCGAAAGCGGCCTCCAGGTTATTCGGTGTTTCCATTTTTGTTGAATCCCGTTTTTGGGGTCTGTGTTACTGCGTAAGAATGTCCCGCCCGATGCGCTCCGCGAAACCCCGGACAGCGCGATCAACCAAAAGAGAAACGTCCTCGCCACGCTCCTGTACGGCGTCGGGCGCTTTGGCATCGGGTTCGTGAACCGAACCACCGTCTGCGCCGCCGTTATGAAGCCTTGCGGTAAGGTCGCTCAGACTGTCGACGAGTTGGCGGGTTGCCCTCGTCTGTTCAGCCTGCTGTTCGATGAGTGTCGCCATAGCCTCGACAAACCTGGCGTCACCCTTGTACTTATCAGAGCAGGACGTTTCGCATACCGAGTGCGCTACGGCCACGGCCTGCTCGTCGCTCATGCCCTCTTCAATCAACTCGGGAACCTTGCGCGAGACGCAATCTTCCTCGCTCTCGTCGTCCATCCGACACGCGGGGGACTTCTCTTCAATCTCCGTCTCCTCCGCTAACTTCGAGCCGAAGTCAACGAAGGAACGGCAGGCTGCGCGGACTCTTGCCAGTGCGTCATCTTCTGTCGCTGGGTAGGTATCGAAGAACCGCGCAACCTTGCCGTCATCGAGCAAACCCTCCGATGAGAGGGCCTTCACCCCATCTTGTAACGCAGAAGGGTTCGCAGGAACCGCCACCACGCTGATCTCCATTAACTCGGTCCCCGTGTAGAGCTGGCCGAACTGACCGAGCCCCAGCTTCTCGCGCTTCTTCTCGTCCACCTCTTCGGTGGCGGTCGGAATGAAACCGACCGAAGTGGCGCGGATGAACCCCCGCGTGGCAAGTTGGTAGATCGTGTCCGCAAACTCGAACGCCTCCTTCGGCGCAAACTCGATGTCGGCGGTCAGGCGAGCAGGGCCGTAACGACGGCGCACGTTCATCGCCTTACCGATAGGGGGCACCGTTTTTCCATCATGCGACCACAGCACCACCGGGTTGCGCTTGTAGGCGGTGTAGTCCCAGCCCTTCACGCGGATAACATCCCCCATCCGATCCGGGGTCTCGTCGGAGACTAGATAACTGATCGTGCGCTTCTCCTCGTTTACGGAGAGCGGAGCCTGCGCCTTTGCTCCACGGACTTGCAGGACGCCAGGGTGCGTTTTGACTTCGGCAACACGCGCTGCCCCCAGCGCGTTCATGTCTTCGAGCGATGCACGACCGGATGCGACCAGGGCCGAGAGTTCATTTGTTTGGCTTGTCATTTTTGGGGCCTTACTCCTTCAGAACTGGAACAGTAGTGCAGCGGCAGTTCACGACCTGGGCGGCAGCCGCCCTACCGTCGCCAGGGAAACGCAGGCCAGGCGCGAAGGGCTCTCCGACCTTGACGGTCACTCCGTCGAGACCGACGCCTGGCTTGTGCGCGTCCCGCACGCCAGAGTCCCGGCTGGAAAGCCAGGTGTGTCTCTTTACACCGTCGAGCCGCATCTCCTGCACTCGCGCCCCGTTGTTGGCCTTGATGGTTTCCGTGCGGGCGATCCGGGCTGCACGGGCGTTGAGCTTGCGGATGGTTTGATCGACGGAAGAAAGCGTCGGTTCGAGAGCGACACGGATGGCCTCGCTCAAGGAACTCACGGTTCCCAGATCCTCGTCCAACAGAGCCTTCAAGATCGCCTTCTTGACATCACGGGCAAGCGTGGTCGTCGCACCTTCCGCGAGGTACACCGGATAGTCCTTATAGAACTCGACGATGAAGGGATCCGTGACCGAAGTGATCGTCGCCCTGGCCCCGATCTCGGCGGCTACCCCGCCAGCCGCCGCAACCTGGGAGAGCTTGAGCTGGGGCGCAATCTCCTGCGCCAAAAGAGCACCCCACTCCTGCACGTTGATCTTGAGCAAACGCTCCAACTCCGCATCCGTGAATGCCTTCGTCTCGATCTGGCTCGAAACGTCCTTCTTCCCAGCGATGGCCTTGAGCGTTTTGCGAACAGAAAGCAGGAGGTCTCGGTAGACGCGATAGGTGCGCTTGTGGACGACCTCGATCACCTCTTCCTCCTGCTCGGTGTACGTCTTCCAGTAAGCGTCTCGCTTCTCTTCTGTGTCGATCACAGACGGCCACTCGATGCCTGATTCCGGCAACTCTTCCTCCACCTCACGCCCGACCTCGGCAAGATCCCGCTCCTGCTCCGGGGCTTCACGCGGAGGGGCCGTGGCCGTGTCGAGCGTCTGTTGTGCGCCGACTTCTGCGGGGATCTGCGACGAGGGCACCCACCGCTCATCGCCTCCAACCAACTCCTCTTCCGTGATGTCCCAGCCACTGAGCCGCGCCGACTCGTTGAAGCTGCGGTTCCCCTCCGTGTAGATTTTCAGAGCCCGGTCAACCTTCGCTGTCATGTCTTCGCGTAGCGCCGAGACTCCGGTGATGTCGAAGTCCAGACGCAACTCGGCATCGGGCGAGTTGATCCGGTTGACGAGTTTGTGCTGGAGTTCGTCCTTGAGGAAATCGAGGTAGGGCAGCACGCTCGTCTCCCAGAAAATTCGGTTCTGCTCCCTTGCGGTAGCATAGTTGATGGTTTCTAGGCCCAGGACAACGGGTGGAACGCCGAAGATACTCAAGATTGTTTGACGGTCCCACTCGCGTAGCTTTTCGTGCTCCATCGCTTGCGGCGACATTCCGATCTCTTTGTATTCGGTTCCCTGCGGGAGCACCGCTGTCTTGCGATGTGATTCGGGACGCCCGTGCGCCTCTTGCCACGCCTCGCGGATTGCTCGCTGGTCCGCGTCGGTCAACGGCCCGTCCACCGAGAGCACGCCACCCGGACTTCCGCCGTTGGTCAGCAGCGCCTCGTCGTAGCGGTCGATGATGAAGTCCTTCGACGCGGTGCGGTATGCCGCCTGCATCGGGCCTGCCCCACGGAGCCCCGCCGGGCTGTACGGGTTCACCTCCGCGATCTGCACGATGGAATAGGCGGGGTAGTCCACATAACCGCCGCCGGTACTGAAGCGCCAGGCCGAGGGGAGCTTCGTCTTCGGGTCAATGATCGCGTCCGCCAGGTCGCCACGGACGGGCCAGAACTCCTCCGGTTGCTCGATCTTAGCCATCATCCCCGATCCGCCGACCGAGCGCACGGGGACCATCCGGCCCTCTTCATCGCGCTTTAAAAGGATGATGAACGTCTCGCCGTACAGCATCTGCGAGGTGCAGATCGAGCGGAAGAACTTGCGCTGCGACTGGAGCGGGTTGGGCATCCCGAGCGAGACCGACAACGCCGCGCTCACATCCTGTTCGTACTCGCCGCTCGCAAGTCGGCGGTCGAGTCGAGCGGGGACGCTCGACGCTGCGCGAGACAGGGCCGAGACGCAGGCGTAGACCCAGGGGTGCTGAAAATAGGGCTTCGAGAGGTCGGGCTCGCCCCCCAGCCCCATCGTCCAGCGGTAGGCGCTGGTCCCCCCCGTTACATCGCCAAGGTATGTAGACCGGGTTTGAGGTGCGTCCCCGTTGCGTTTCCGCCCAAAGGGGTCGCACTCATCGTCACGGGTGGAGATCGTGTCGAGCCGCTGATCTCCAGTTGAGATGCGCCGAGCTTTGCCGTTAGATAGGATCGCCACCAGAGGTGGCGATAACGTACCAACGCCTCGGAATCCACCACCCGCTGTAGGGGGGGCACCACATCTAGTCTCGAGGGGCTACATCTACGGGGGCGCGTAGATAAAAAAAAGCCCCCACCGCGCCACAGAGAGAGCGCGGCAGGGACCAGGCACATAGTCAGGGGCGACTAGCCGGTTCGCCCACTGGGGTTCCACGGCGCGGGGTTTGGCTTGGGCCACCTGTTCCCGCGCTCTCCCTTTTGACTTGCGCCCTCTCCTTCTATCCTTCCCCCTGATCGTCCCCGATTGGGAACGCCAGGCCACCGAGCCCACGCTTCAGCCAGATCTGCCCGTGGTCGCTGGCGCAACGCTCGCAGATCCCGTCCCCGCGCTCGGGAAAATCCGCGCAAGTGGGGTCGTAAACGAGCTTCCACCGGAGGATGATCGTCTCGTCATCTTCAAAAAACTCACCACTGATAAACAGTTCACGCCCCCCCATGAACGCGGTGATATTGCCGACGACGATCACCTCGCGGGGGGGGTCCAAGGGGGTCACGGCCACGATGGCGAGCGTTTCGCCATCGCCGGGGATGCAGTCGTAGGGCGGTCGGAACCAGCACCCGCCGGTAAGTTCCTGAGCGATCTCGTCCCACGTTAAGAGGAAGACGCACTCGCCTCCTTCCCCCGTCAGGTCGCTATCCCAGGCCCCACCCCACGCCCCCGACAAATCCGGGACCGTGGGGGACGGCGCAGGCGGATCGTCGGGGGTCAGCACGTTAATGTACTCGCGGTGGCAGGCAAAGCAGAACAGGACGCATCCAGCGAGAATGGCTGCGCCGAGAAGGATCGAGAGGCGGATGTCTTTGCGTGTCATCGGGCTATTCAGAGGGGGGGGTGTTGAAGGACTCGTTGCGCGGTGGACGACTCATCCAACGCTGAAAACCTACCCCGCTCCAGAACACGGGGACGGCAACTCCGGGTTTCGTCACAGAGCGCCCGAGATCTGAACCCCTAATCGGTTATCGCCCCACGATTTATGACAGCCCCGATTTCGGGCGAAAAGGTCTTAGGTTGCCGCACAGGCGGGCCGATAACCTTGGCAAGATGGAACTCGAAGAGCAAATAGCAGCGCACGCCGCTGTCGAGGGCGCGGAAGAAATCATCACGACCCTCTCTTCGTGGCTCCTCGACCCAGAGCAACACCGATCCGCACAAGCAGCACAGATTACCCGCGACGCCCTCCTGGCAGCACACGCAGTCAGGACGCTCCTTCAGCTCGCTAGACGAGCCAGGGAACGGAAAAACTAACCCCCACACACACCCTAGCCGGAAAGACATACACAGATGGGCCAGCTCAACGATTGGCGTTCGAGACCGAGAAAGTCGGTTCACCGACGCACAGACGAAGAAATCATCGCGGAATGCCAGGCAAAAATCGACATCCTCGAAGGCCGCATTTCGTCGCGAAAACTGCTCGCGCATAACGGATACCGTGAGCTTCTCAGCGCCATGAGAAAAGTCGAGGCGGCTTACCTCGGGAGAGAAGACGACGAGGACCGCGCTCTGATGTATCACCTCCTCGATGTGCGCCAACGCATGGCGTCGTTCTTCGGAAACTGCGGCATGCCACAGCCCGACTTCGACCTCCCGCGAAAGGGGCCTCCCCCGAAGGCCGCAAGAGTATCCAACGGATATGGAGATCCCAATGCACACGCCTGACCCCCCCGATAACAGTGGAGCTGCACGGCGATTGGTTCGCCAGCTCATTAACAGTGGGGCGAGCAGCCCGGAACCCTGTCAATACATTATCTGCGAGATCCCCACAGGGCTCTACGCGATCAGATCCAGCGGCGAGTGGCTCGGGAGATTCAACGGATACTCCGCAGCCGAAAGAGCCGTTCGCGAACACGCGACCGAGATGAACCACTGGCCGATTGTGTGGTATTGCGTCGGGGTGCGCTCGACCGAAACTCGACGCCTGGAGAAAGCGTGGAGAACGGAAGACGCACCCCGACACTTCCCCGCCGATGGAATCATCTTCCCGTACAGACGGAGCAAAGACCTGTGAAGGGAAACACAGTTAGGGCGTGACCGGCTGGAGGTGGTAGCGCCAGCCGTTCATTCTTTCGCTCCGTCAGTAGGGGCCAGGACCAGGCGACGAGGAGACCTACACACTCATCCTAGTCTCTGAGCCTGGCCCCATTTTTTTTACCCCACCGACGCTGCACCGCCTCCCGATGCAAGCTCTCCTCGAGCATATCCAGACGATCCGCGTCGATCTCATACGTCGTCCAGCGGTAATTGCAAAACACACACTCTCGACGCCGCGCAATCGAAGAGCGATTGTAATTCGGACGCGAATCAATTACCCGCGTTGCAGCCTTCAAACACTCAGGACACTGAATCGCGTTCGACATTAATACATCACCCGTTTCGCAAGACCACGCATCACCAGCATCTCGTTCGCGTTGATCCAAAGCGGCTCATCCCCTGAATACGTGGGATAGTAGACCTCGGCAATCCATCGACCAAACTTGCCCCTCTGGTCCTTCTGCGTCGAGATCACGATGCCGCGCCCGCCTGGCAACATCGCCCGAAGCGCGTCTCGAGCCTCCAGCCCCTCATCCCGCTCGTCGCCACGGAGCGGGATGCTCCGTGGCGACGGGGTATTAATCGAAGCCAAACGTATCTTCTGGCCCTTCAGCCACACCCCAAAGCCGCAATCAACATCCACCGTAATCGTGACGCCATCGTACACCGATACCACGACGGCACGATAGGTGTAAGACGGCGCAACCACAGTAGGCTTCGGATCCTTCACCACTCCAGTTCTACACCTACCTATAGGCGAGAAGAAGCCAAAAACGTCCTAAAGTTCGATGCCAAATCAACCCGATAAGAAGACCTGACCCCAGGAGCTACCAATGAAAAGAGAAAAGGCGCGGGTTGCGTTTGAGGAGCTAGTGGCCGAAAACGAAAGCCAGGCACAGCTCATAGAGCTGTTGCACGAACAGGTCCGAACAGACCGACTCACCGGAATCTACAATATGGTCGCGATGGAGGAGCACATCGCCGCCAGTAGATACGAAGGCTACTACGTCTTTGCCGACCTCGACGAGATGGGGAAGCGAAACAAGTCATGCGGGCACGACCAAGTGAACAAGTACATCGCAGAGTTCGGTCAGTGGCTTCGAGCCACCACGCGGGGTATCCGAGGCAATACTCCATGCGATGCCATCGCCATAAGAAAACACGGCGACGAGTTCCTCGTCTGGTGCTCGTCAAAGCGCGGGAGCATCGCCATCCGAAACCGAATCCGACAATGGACATCCAAAGATAAGACCGTTACCTGCTCCGCTGGCATCGGTCGAGATGTCAAAACCGCTGACCTCAACTGCTCCCGCTTCAAGAAGACTCGCAAACAGAATGTGCTGCCAAAACGAAAAGCAAAATCAAAACGACTCCACAACTAGCCGCGCAGGAGCCTATCGCCACGTTGACGATAGCTTTGGGTTTTCTTGGACTGGCCCGGCCTGCGCGGCACTTCAACTCCTGAGACACCACCCCTGGATCATCGCGCTGTTCCTGCTGGGCAACATCACACCACCCAGATTCTCGGAGTGTTCCCAGCCCGAGATAGGCATAGAAAAAACGCATCGGCATGATCTGGACTCGCTCCATACCTGGCGCGAAGTTTTTTCTTTGACTCCATCTTGAGCAGACCGGCCTCAGTAAACTCGTAGATAGTCCACCCGAGCTGCCTCCACAACGTAGGCTTCCACTCCCTGGGGATGCAGAGATGGCCGTTCATCAGCGCCATCCGACCGGCCCAGTGCAACTCGGCTCGACGGTTCAGGATTTTTGTGTCGTGACCGAGCAGCCAGTTCCAATCCCCACGCGGTTTGCCTCCCGCGTCCACGGAATCCACCGTGAACCCAGCCTCCCGCGCCCGGTCCACCACGCCTGCGCCCAGGCCGTCAAGGTCCACATGACAGTTCCGCTGCGGCACTCCCCACTCACCCGCAATCTGCATCATGCGCTTCGACGTATGCATCAGATCGTCCGATTGCCACGACGACATCGCCTCCACGCGCCCGTCCACCATCACACACGCCACCGTCTGGTCCGAGCCTGAGCGGGCTACGTCCAGGCCGAGATGCCGCCCCTTGTCCGCGTTCGGCTTCGCTTCGCAAGTCTCCTCCAACAACCACTCGGGCACCAACTGGTACTCGCCCCCACGCGGCGGGAACTTCCCCAGCACACGAACGAAATACTGCGGCGAATCCTCACCGTAAAACTCGGCCTGCTCCGCGATCCAGTCCCGCGAGATGATGTACTTGGGAACCTCCAGGGCAGAGATGCTGAAACGCTCCCAGTTCCCACGCTGGTGCGTCTCGTAGAAAGCACCGTCAGCCCTGTTCCCGTTACCTATCGCCAAAACGTAGGTGTTTTCCGAGGTCAAGTAACCACGCATCGCATCCCAGATCGGATCCGCGATTCCACTGGCCTCATCCAGAATGACAAAGAGACCACCCGGACCTCCCGGCTCCGTGCCCCCAGCGTGGAAGCCCTGGAACCGCTCTTCTCTGTCCGTGCTCAGGCCCATCGCATACCAACTCGGCCCGAGATCAAGCCGCGTCTGCATCAACTCACCCTTGAGCGTGTAGCGCGAATGCTGAAACGCCGCACGAACCTCGCGCCACAACAGACCCACCTGATGCCACGTTGGAGCCGTCGATACCACGATGGCGTTCGCCCGCGTGGACATGAACCACAACAACAACCGGGCAGCCCATGTCGTCTTCCCCGCACCGTTGCACGAAACCACCGTTACACGCTGCTTCTCCACCAGCGCACGACCGATCTCACGCTGCTTCTTCCACGGCTTCCAGCCGAGGATCTTCCGACTGAACCCCGCCGGGTCGTTCACATAATCAGGAAACGGACAGTCGGGCTGGTTCTCAAGTTTCGAGGCGAGCCTGGCGGTGACTGTCGCCCAACACCTCTCCGTCAATGCGCCGTATGATTCGGGCGGCTTCGTCACGCGATGCTTCCTCCATTACAATATCCGCCCAGCGAGCCATGATCGCCAACAGATCGCGGGCGTTCAACGCGACCGAGGCGTCTAACTTGATGGACCACGCCTTCTCCTGTCTGCGTGCCAGCCGCTCGGCTGCACGCGCCAAACCATCCAAAGCCTCATCATCCTTGACACCACAACGTAGTAGCTCGCCCAGCCGATTCAAGCCCGCCGCAGCCTCCTGCGGATCCGCCGTGCCACGCGCCTTCTCGAACAACTCTAACGCACGAATGCGGAAGTTGGGCATGTCGGCGTCCGCAGCTCGCTCCGCTGCACGGTGGACCACCACATCCATAAGAGCCAGCGTCTCGCGTAAATCGAGAAGAGAAGAGTCCTGTAACGACTCTTCGTACGCTTCGCGGAAGCGACCAAGGCCCTTGCTGTAACGACCGTGCTTCGGTAACACGCCAGCACGCGACGGCGAGGCACCACAGGGTTACCACAACGTAGCTGGGTGCTCTTGGCCTTCGCGCAACACCTTTTCGGCTCGTCGCCGGGCTCAAAAGTACACTGAGAAGGGCGCGTCATAAGCGGTAGGATGTCGCAAAAGGGGAAAGTTGGTACAACATACCATAGAAAATTGGGGGGTAATCATGTACTTTTCGCCGCCGTAGAGAATTGCGATTTCCTTTCTAGCCTTTGCAACGTCGTAGCCGCTTAGGATCGTGCAAGGGGCGGATTCCCGATTCTGGGACGGAGTGTAACAGAAAGTGCGTTATCAGACGTAAAGGCATTGTATATAGGGGCGCAATAGGGGTGTAACGGTACTGTAAAGCGGGGAGGGTAGGGGCGTTTTTTTGGAGGAACTCCATAGGGGTGGGAGAGGGATAGGTCAGCAGCGATCTAGCAGAGTACGGTGCGGGGATCCACCAGCTGGGCCGTACCCTCTCGACCACCGCGCACTTGAGATACCCCGCTTCCCAGGAGGGTGACGACCAGGAGGGTGACGACCAGGAGGGTGACGACCAGGAAGGTGACGACCAGGAAGGT